CCGCGCGTCTTGCTCGCCTGAATCAAGCCACGGCTCTGATTGCCCGCCATGTGTCCTCCGTGGGTTAGCGGGGGCCTAAGCCCCCGCCGCCCCGGTTGAACTACGTGCTACGCGTTGGTGATTCCGGTCATCGCCGCCCAGCTCGACGGATGATCGAGCTGCAGCGTCGCCTCGAACAGCACGATGCCGCGCGTGTGGTCGCCCGACTTGCCCATCGGCTTGTGCTGCGGAGGCCGGTAGAAGGCGATCTTCGCCATCGAACGGTCGCCGATGTAGTACGCGCCGATAGCGCTCGACGTGCTGATCGGGATGAAGCGATCCACGATCACCGCGTAGAGCTGGTTGAACGGCGTCTCGAACACGTCGATGTTCGCGACGAGCCGCTGGTCGGTCGCCGCGATGTTGCGGACGTTGCCCGAGCCCGAGGACACGGTGGCGTTGACGAACTGCCGCTTGCTCGCGGGCGCGAACCAGATCGAGTCGGGCTCCGCGCCGTTCTCGAACAGGGTCTGCGACAGCGTGCAGATGTCGGCCGTGGTCACGCCGCCCGAAGCGCTGGACGAGGTCGTGATGCCGAAGCCGCGGAAGCCGGCCATGAGCGGAGCGTTGGTCGCCGCTTCGGCGCCCGTCGCGGAGCCCGTCGAGTTGACGGCCCAGAGACGAGCCTCGCAGTTGCGCGCGAGGACCTTGAACTCCTTCATGATCTGGTGCTCGTACATGTCGCGGATGCCCGCGGGGTTCGCATCGCGCTCACGATCCGAGACGGCGACGTGACGCGAGAAGATCTGCGTACCGTTCACCAGCCGGGTCGGAGAGGTCAGCGTATCGCCGCTGAAATCCGCAGCTTCGACCACGCCGGCCGTCGACGTGGCGGCCAGGGTGTCGATCGTCCACGAGTGGACCACGTCGCGAGCGCGAATCTTCGGCGCCGACGAGAACATCGGCGTCTGGAACGAGTCGAGGATGGTCACGACATCGACCAGATCCTCGTGGTGAACGCCCGTCGCGTTGTTGAAGAACCCAACGTCGAAGGTCGAGAGAACACCGGAGAGAACACCCTGAGTACCGGGCATTTTGGTCTACCTCCGACGAGCCCCTACTGGTTCAGGAACTCGTCCTTGACGACACCATGCAGCCGGAGCTTGGCGTAGGCCTGCGCGTCCTTGCTGGATCCCGTGCGCTGGTAGCGCTCGTAGGCTTCCTGCAACGCCTGCGATCCATCGGGGGCGCGTCGACCTTCGCCAGCACGGCTCGAAGGAATAGCCGCGTCCGTGGGGTTTCCGATCCGCGAATCCGTCGCGGGATTGGCCCTGCGGCGCGAGTCTCCGAACTTGAGGAACGCATACTCCATCGCCCCGGCCGGGTCGGCTTCGAACATCTTCGGGTACCGCGCCGAGAGGTCCGGATCGTTGGCGATGAACTGCGAGACCTCGGTTTCGAACTGAACGTAGTCGGGATGGTCCGAGACCATTTTGCCGCGAGCCTGGATGCCGTTCGTCAGCGGGGTGAACGCCTGCTGGATCTCACGCCGGATGATCTCCGTCATGGCATCAGCGGGCACGCCCACTTCCGTCAGGCGATCCTCAGGAGAAGTCGCGCGCCGGTCGGGCACGCTCTGGCGTCCGTTCTGGAAGCCATTCATCAGCGCCTGCGAGAGCAGGGCGTCCTTCTTCTGGTTCTCGTCGTACAACCGCTTGGCCTCGACATCGCTGCTCCGCTTGGCGGCCACGAGGGCCTCCACCGTCGGATAGCCGGCGAGATCGGGGTTCAGGGGCTGCTGGACATTGGGATTCGCGGGATCGAGAGACATTCCGACTTCCTTTCCGGCCTACGCGTTCGGCGTGGCCGATCCTGAGGTTTCCGACTTGGCGTCGAGTTCGTCGCGCCGACGGTTGTAGTCCGCAACCTCGACTTCGTTCGACCAGACGGAGGTCATCCACGAGCAGTCACGAATGATCGCGCGCAGGATTTCGTCCTCGGTGTCGAAGTCGGTTCCCTTGAAGTCCACCGCCCGTTCGGAGCGCGAGAGACAAAGGGACTTGACCGCCTGATGCCCGCGGTTCGCGAGGGCAGGCAACATCACTTCCCTCCAGCCAGAACTCGCCAGTACAAGCCGAATCTTCTGGATCTGCTCGCCGTTCAGGGCCATTAGTTCTGCCCCGCCAGCGCGGGCATCACGCCCGCATTGCCCGTCTGCATCAGCCGCCCGAGCACCTCGGGAGTCAGTTGATCCAGCGGCTGCGACACCGCGTTCGCCACGTTCTGCGGGCTCAGGCCAGCCTGGTCGGCCACCTGGTTGACCGCAGGAACCTTCTGGACGAGCAGCGAGTCGACGTTCTTGAAGTCGAACAGATCGAACGCCTGTCGCGCGAAGTTGCCCCAGTTGACGAGCTGGAGCAGCGCCGGGTTCGCCGACATCATCTGGAGCAGCGCCACGAGGTTTTGCTGGCGTACCGAGCGGCCCATCATCTGCGATGCGCCTACCGCACGAGCCCGGTAGTCGGGCACGAGATCGTCGTAGTCGATCGTGGTGCTGATCTGCTCGTAGGGCATTCCCGTCGTCGGGTCGGTCGTGGCGAGGCTGCCCAGGATCTTGATTTCGTGGGGCATCGTGAGCCACAGGCGGTCCATATGGCGGAAGGCGTCCGCGAGCGGCTCGATGAACCCTTCCTCGGCCAGACGAGTCTCCATCGCCAGCCGCGTCAGGGCGTTCTCTTGCCGCCCGAGGAAGCCGCGGGCCGTCTCGCGGCCCGGTCCAGCCTGACCCAGCAGGGATTCGGTCTCGCCGGTCCCCAGCTGCATCATCTGGAACAACTGCCCGATCTCCGTGTACGCCGCCTGCAGCCCCTGCATGTTCGGCACGAGCGCCCGGATATTGCTCTCGTCCGCTGCCCCGTCCACGAGGATGATCCGGCCGGCGCGGGTGAACAGGTGCTGCGTGTTGATGTTCGCCCCGCTCGAAGCCACGTACATCGGGTCGATGAGGGAGTCGAGGGCGTCGAGTTTCTGGTTGGCGAGCCGGTTGGCTGTCTGCTGCGGGCCGAATGCGATCTCCGTCTTTGCCACGCCGTCGAACGAATAGGGGTCGGGCATCGGGGCGTAGGAGGCGAACGTCATCTCGGTATTGCCAAGAGGGCCCTCGCGGTTCTTCATCACCACGCGGCCGTTGCCGATCGCAATGGTGCGGAATCGGATGCCGTCCGGGGCGAACTCGGCCGGGACGTACCCCTGCATCTCCCAGATCTCGACCGGCTTGGCGAACCGCTCGCCCTGCCGGGCCTGATAGTCGTACTCGCTGCGGTAGGACACACGGCGCTGGGAGTATTCCGCCGCAGCCGTGCCCTCGAGCGGGAAGTTGCGGAGCGCCTGTGTGGCTCCGGGGTCGAAGTAGGGGTTGGGACCCGCGGCGTCGTTGAGCAGGTCATCCAGATCGACCCAGTAGCGGTGGATCGCCCACGCCATGTCCTTCAAGCGGACCTTGCCCGGCTGCTGCCAGAAATCCAGCCGATCGACCGTCTCCCACGTCGGGCCGTCGAACATCGTCGCCATATATTCCCTGACAACGGGAACGGCGTAGCCGGGGGCGACCTGCTCGAGGCGTCGGACGCGGGTCTTGCGCGTGATGTTCTTCCAGCCGTAGCGGGCGACCGCGGTGCCGCAGATGTCCGCCTGCAGGAAGAAGTCAGCGGCCTTGATGATCGAATCGGCGTCCTTCATCTGCGCCGAGATCAGCACCTCGTTCTTGCGTGCCCGGGGCTCGTCCTTGGGGTCGTAGCCTTCGAACGAGACGATGGGCCACGAGCCGAACGAGGACTGGACCTTGCGCGCCACGTCCGACTGGATCATGGCGAAGGTGAAGGGAATGCTTACGTTGTTGCGGAACTGGGCGAGCCGCCCCTTCCACACGCCGCGGTACGTGTCGTACCACTGTTGGAGCTTGGAGAACGTGCCCCGGTTGTAGCGCAGCGAGTGCTGGCGCCGGGCGTCCACCAACTCGATGATTCGCGCGGGAGACACACGCACGGCGGGGACGTTGGTTGTCCCTTTACCCGCGTTGGGATCTCCGTATCCGCTCTGGGCCATTCCTTTGCCCCTCCGAGGCGGGAATCTACGCCTGTGCAGCGCTCTCGTCTACTCCCAACAGGAACCTCTCCTTGAAAACAGGCCACTCCTTCCGCAGCCCGAGATGGGTGTCGTTGAGCTGATTGGCGCCCAGGTTGTTCCAGATCACCTTCGGGGCGTCGTTGGCGATGGGGTCGTGGACACGGATGGCCGGGACTTTCAGAGCCCCGGCCACCGTGATCGGGGCCGACCCACACCCGATCATCAGCCGGGATCCGGCAATGAACCGGGCCAGCTTCAAGAAATCCCCGCCGTCGTCGAAGGCCGTCCACTCCGGGTAGGTCATCCGCCCCACCTCGCGGTCAGCCGGCGAGCCCACGAACACGATCTCGGTGAACATCGTCTGGACTTCCTTGGCGATAGAGGCGAGGAAGCGCCACATCGTCGGGGTCGAGCGCGTGTGCGGGCAAACCGACTGGCCGTGGATCACCAGCCGGTTCGCCTTCTGGACGCCGTCGACCACCAGGCTTGGCGTCTCCGCAAACTCCTCGACCTCCGCCTTCACCGGAACCTTCGAATCCTGGAGCACTTGCAGGCTGATCTGCCGGACAGGGAACGACCTCAGGCCGAGGTGGTAGATCGTGTTCCCCTCGAACGCCGAGGTCGGAAGGTTCAGGTGAAACGGTTGGCCTCCGCAGTTGTAGTTCTCCACGCCGGGCATGAGTTTGACCGCCGAGACCCCCGGCTGGGTCTCGAGCAGGGGTACGAGCGGAGCGCAGGTCTTTTCGTCCAGCCAGACTTCGAACGGCTCGCCGGTCTCGCGGTGCCAGTGGAACGCAACGGGCCACTGGAGGATGGCGTCACCCAGCTTGCCGGGCATCGTGAATACGGTGCTCATGCGGTCTCCTTGAGTTTCCAGCAGTCGTTGTGAACAGATCTCGCAGACTTCACGTAGCCGAACGACTCCAGGTAGGGGTCTATCGGTCCGACTTTATCCCAGCACTCCGTCACGATCACGCGCGGCTTCCAGCGCGCGAGGTCGCATCCCCTGAGCACGTCGAGTTCCGTACCCTCGGTGTCGACGCACAGCAGGTCGAGCCGCGGGAACTCCCAGAGAGCGAGCAGCCCGTCGACGGTCCAGATCGGAACCTCGATTGTGCGCCACTTCGCCTCGACAGCCACCGGAACGTTTCCAGCCCCTGGAACATCCGTCCGAGTCGTTGGCCTAAGCGAGGAGAACGACTCCCAGTTGTCCTCGTTGATGTGGAACGTGCCCGATCCCTCCTCGCTGCTCACCGCGCACATTTGCACGCGCGCGCGGTGTTGCTTGAGCAGCGGGCCGAAGCCTGGGTTCGCCTCGACGGATAGGATCGTCCAGCGGTGCGAGGCTTCTAGCGCATACGTCGTGTTGATCGAGATGCCGTCGGATGCGCCCACGTCGACGCCCCAACCGATGTAGCCGGGCGGGAACTGGTCCAGGATCCACTGGGAGAGCGTGCCGTTGGGCGGCCAGATCTTGTGGTTCATACGGCAGGCCCGGGGACGATCCCTGTCCCCACACGAGCGGTAGTCCCCTCGCTCGCTGACCCGCCTTCATTCGTCCGACTCACAGCACGAACTCGATGTTCGGCAGCGGGAACAGCATCGTCGTCCCCTGGTCCATGAGCGGCCGCTCGCGCTTCACGAACTCGTCGCGGAACGCCCACGGCAGCACGAACAGGTGCTTGGGCTGCTCCGCGCGCATCTCGTCCTCGGACATGATCGGCAGCCACGAGCCCGTCATCCGGAGCCCGAACTTCAGGGGGTTCCGGTCGGCGATGCCCGTGAACACCTGCGAGAGGTCGAGATACTGCAGGAGCGCACAGCCTTTGGTGCTCGCACCATAGGCCCAGAGACGGTTGCTGTAGGCCAGCGTTCCCGTGACCAGTTCAGTCATGCGCTCCCGCCACTTCTCCGTGCGCTGGGCGAACAGTTCCGCATCCCGCTCGCTCACGCGTTTGTGCCCGTGCGAAGCCACGGTGCGCGCCATGCTCGAGGGCTTCTCGGCGATCACGCGCATCGACCCTCCGTTCACCTCGTTGTAGGTGACGGTCAGGATGGAGAGCCCATGACGACGGTAAAGTGACTCCAGCGAGTGCAGGTCGTAGTAGCAGAGGTGCTCGTGGCAGATGGCGTCGAAGGCATTCCGCTGGAGCATGGTGGGCGAGTCGTTGAGCTGGTTGATCCAGATGCCGTTGTGGGAGAGAACGCTGGCGATGTCGTGGACGAGCTTGTTCGGGTCCTCAACGTCATAGAACATCGCGGCCGACGTGATGACATCGCAGCCTCCCTCGACGTGGAATCCCGTTCCCGTCGGAGCGTGCAGGCACTCGTGCTTCGCGGAGAAGAAGTCGCTGATGACGTGGTCGGCGATCTCGTGGAGTTCGTCCGCGAAGTTCAGCGCCGGCTCGCAGGCGATCTTCGTGAAGCCCGGAGGCACCTTGGAGAGCAGGAAGCCGTCGTTCGCGCCGATGTCCAGCCAGCGCCCCGAGTGGTGGTACTGCAGCCCCGTCTTGACCACGTCCTCCAGCGCCGTCCGCATGGAGTCGTTGATCGCCGAGCGGTACCAGAACTCGCGGTAGAGCCGTTCGGGATCGACCGTGTGCTCGAGCTGGAGCAGGCCGCACGACTTGCAGCGCATGAGATTCAGCGGGGAGCGCGGGGCGTTGAAGTCGATGTCCTTGACGAATCCGACGAGGTACTGGTTGCCGAGCGAGAGGACGGGGGCGAGCACTCCCTCGACGCACGAGCGACAGGTCGTGCGCGCTTTCGATACGGGCTGAACTTCGCTGATGGTCATGCTTCCGTCCTTGGCCGCGGTGGCCTTCAACTGCGTCCTCATCGAAACGCTCCGTATCTTTCGCGAAGGGCTTTTCTGTACGCAAACTTCGCCGCCTTCATGGTCTGGAACTCTAGTTCGTCCAGAACTGTGTGCTTATCCTTGTCCCCAGCGATAGCGAACACCGCCGCATCGCCTTCGCCTTTCAGCGGCCATCCCTCGGGTCCGAAAGTGCAGACGATCGCCGCGTGGTGCGTGGCCGGGTTTCCGTCGATCGACACGGACACCAGGATGTTCTTGCATGTCTCCCGCGGGTCTTGCTGGCTCATCGTGCGATTCCTTCCATCAGCATCTCCATGCGGTTTCGATCGCTGCCTTTATCGCGTTCGAATATAGCGCTGCTGACGCATTACCCTTGAGACCACCGGGAACCGACAGGGTGACGTACCCGTACTTTCTCATTCCCAACCACAATCGTCCCCGAATCATGCCATCGAGCGCCGGGAGCATCTCGTGCCGAATCGGACCGGCCGACGTGCGGTGTCGCGAGTACGGGTGCAGCGTTGGCCGACTGTTCATCGTTCGAATCTCATGGTCGATCTGCGCGTATGTCACCGACTCATCCTCCCGGCGCGGAATCCCGCTTTCCATGCGAGCGCCGCGAACCAGAACCAGAACTTGAGATTCAACGCCTTCATCCAATGGGCTCGCGCGGCATGATCGAGCGGTAACTACGTGTCTCGTCGTCCTCGTACATCGACTGGTCGATACCGTCCATGCTGATCGGGCTCGCGCCGCGGTCCAGTGGGCTCCGTTCGTTCCCCACGCGGCGCATGGGCTGGTAGATCTCAGACTGGAAGGCGTCGGAGTGCGCGTCGGCCCAGTCGATCTTGAGCCGCGGGTTGACGGCGTACTGCCCGATGCGCGCCATCTGCTCGCACAGCCGGTCAACGCCCGGAGCCCCCTTGACGTAGCGAACGTGCCCGTCGACCCAGAACGTGCTCGCCGAGTGCAGGCGCTCGTACTTGCGGGTCGCTCCGCGTTCGAACTCGATGAAGCGGGGCATGGGCTCGTTGGCGTCGGCGAAGAAGTTGTTGAGCGCGAGTTTCCAGGCGTCCTTCTTACCGGCGCGGGTCTTTTCGTCGGTGATCGCCATGATGCGGAAACCCATCCGGCGATAGCGCTGGACCATCGAGACGAGCATCCGGCCGAAGTCCTCGGCTCTCAGGCTCGCATTGCCGTAGCCCTCGATCACGTACACGTCGCCGCTTCCATTCCTCGGATAGCCATGCACGATCAGCACCGTCTCGTCCTTCGTGCTGACCTTTGCCCCGTCGGAGAAGGCCGTGTCGCAGCAGATCGCGTACCGCAAGGCCGACCACGGGACCTCCTTCTTCTCGATCCCGCACTGGGCGATCTGCTCGCGGGTGATCGGATTCAGCTCGCTGATGGAGGGGTCGTTCATCACCTGGCTCGCGTATCGCAAGGGGTCGGTGCGCTGGTAGCGGAGCATCCGGGTGTGGGGCCAGACTTTCGGTGTAGTGGGACGCCCCTCGGGGAACTCCTCGCTGCGATCGGACGGATCTCGGCCAGCAAGGAAGTAGACGTGGATGTTCCCGTCGGGGGAAGGCTCCATGCCTTCGGGCACCATGCCGGCGATGCTGGCGATGCCCTGCTTCTCGATCATCTGTCCGAAGTGGTCCTCGGGGTCGTAGCGCGTGCCGACCGAGACCTGGAGCCCGTCACCTTGCAGCACGGGCACGAGGCTCGAGAGCTGTGAGATGACGGCCGCGATCCAGTTCGTGTCCGTGGTCAGGCGTTCGTAGGAGATCGGATCGTCGTAGAAGATGGCGTCGGGGTGGGCGCCGACGATGGACGTTTCCACGGCGAACGTGCCCATTGAGGGGTCGGCACGCGAGGTCTGGGTGCGGGCGGCGTGGGTGATCGACTCGCGGGCCCACTGGCGGGCGTCGATGCTCCAGTTGCCGTACAGGCGGGTGAAGAAGGCGTAGGGGTCGGAGCCGTCGATGACGCCGCGCATGACGTTCAGGATCTTGCGCGAGAGGTCCAGGGATTCCGAGCCGGTGAAGCTCGACAGTTCGGGGTCGAGCAGGTGCAGCCATAGCTGGCCCGCAGAGGTAATCATGCGGCTCTTGCCCACCTCGCGGTGGACGATCACAGCCAAATGCTTTTGCTCGACGCGCCCGGCCTCACGTCCCTCCATCCAATCCTCGACGTGGTGCTGGAACCAGCGGGCGAGGGGCTCGTGGATCTCGGGGTCGATCCACTTCTGGCCCTTGGGGCTGTTGCCGTCGCCGAAGGCGAACAGGAAGAAGTCCCAGAAACTCGTGCGACAGAAGTGGCGCAGCAGGTCGTACTCGGCGGGGTTGTCCCATCCGGCCTTGGTGCGAGCGCGCTTGGCGTAGGACGCCTTACTCGGCCGCATCGGAGTCCTCGGGAGCGGCTTCAATGGCGACCATGTCCATCTTGGCCTGTTCACGGTCGAGGATCATCTTCATCGCTTCGGCCTGGCACCACTCCTTCTTGGCGAGAAAGCCAGCCTTGGCGGGGTAGCCCTTGGGCACGCCGGGTCTACGGATCTCGGGGAACATGCGGTACAGGTCACGCAGGGTCCGCGGCAGGCTCGACTTATCGACGGGGGCGATGTCCGTCTCCGTGACCTTCGGCGCCGCGTGGTTGATCGGGCGTTTCGATGCGGGGAAGGCGCGGCGGTAGGCGAGCTGGCTGGCCGTGGGGCCTGCGGCGCGAATCAGCCGCGCGAGCCGCTCGATCACTTCGGCGTCGGTCAAGGGAGCCGGGATGGCGTCCTGGCCCTCGTCTTTCGCCATGACCATCGCCAGGGCGCGCATCTGGTTCTTATGCCCATCGGTGCGGGCGATCTCGGCGATGAGGCGTTCGGCCTCGTCGAAGGTTAGTTTCTCGGGCTCGCTCACGAGAGGTCCATGTACGTTGAGGTCGACGCGTTCCAATCACGGCCGACGGGGAAGATGGCGTTGAACGCGGGGTCGGCTCCGGAGGTGATGAACCGGAAGTATTCGCGCAGGGTTTCGTTGCTGGTTGCGAGTCCTCCGGAGGTTCCGGCTGTTTGCCCGTCCGAAAATCCGCCGGCGAGTCCGGTCTCAGCACCGTCAGTCGATGGTCCTTCGAATCCGACGAATACGAGGGCGATCTCGAACTGTTGTCCCAGCGGTCCGGTTGCTGCGGCGGTGACAGTCGTTCCCGTTCCGTTGGTGACGGACTTCTTATCGAGCGATGCGGCCGGGACGCTGGTGAGCATCGTGACAATCATGGCGGCGCGGCTCGAGTCTCCGAAGCTGCTGAAATCAGCGCTGACGGCGGCGGTGGCGGTAGCAGGAACATTCTGGATGACGTACAGGCCGAAGTCGGAGTTGGAGACGCTGTGCGCGTGAACCAGCGTCATGGCGATGCCGTTCCACGTCACGCCGTCGGAACCGAACCCGGTGGTGAGTGACTGCAGGGCGACGACGAGAGTCGAGCCGGTGACGACGGTGACGGCCGGGCTGTTGAAGGGCTGGGCTCCGTTCGTGCTCGTGGCCGAGAGAGGCGTCCGCGTGGCCTGCGGGATCGAGACGGGTGCCGTTGAAGGTCCGGCGCCGCGCAGGATGGAAGTGCGGCGGTCGCGGACGAGTTCCTCGGTGAGCGTTGTCTCGCCGCACGATGGGCACCAATAGCGGCTCACCGGACCGAACGCAGGCATGTCGACCCGGGTGTGAGCCGGGGACAAACAGTACGGGCAGGCGAGCGATAGCGAACTCATGCGGTCCGGAACGTCGCGACGATGGCGCCCCATGCGACGTTGGCGGCGCCGGTTTTCGCTGCCGTCTGGGCTCCGGTGGCGGTGACGCGAAGGAGGGCATCCTCGATCGAGAAGTTGGCGCCGAGGCTCGACTGACCGGCGACGAAGCCGCCCGACCAGTTTCCCGAGATGCTGCTGGTGTTCCATGCAACGCAACCGATGACGGTTTCCTTCGCTTGGGACGTGGCTACGGTGGCGCCGCTGGAAGGGGTCGTCGAGGTGCCGGCGGCGTTGGCCTTTTTATCGAACGGGTTGCTGGTTGCGTTGTCGATCTCGTAGAGCGTGATGGCCCATTCGGGAATGTTGGTGGCCGTGGCGGCGTTGATCGTCAGGGCGCCGGGTCCGACGGCGACGTTGGCGAGCGAGTAGACGTAGATCCCGCCCGAGAGCCCGACGCTGGTGGTGGCGCGCTGGGTCAATGCGGTGCCGGCGAAGGAGAGAGAGTCGGGGTCGCCGTTGATGGCGTCGGTCGTCATGCACACGACGAGCGTGGAGCCTTTACCGACGGACAGGTAGGGGACGAGCGTGGCGGCGGCGCCGGTGCTGACCCCGTTGGCCTTACCCAGCGGGATCACGTCGGGGGGAACGAAACCGCCTCCGACCCAACTCGCGATGTTCATATCGGTGCGCTCGACCAACTTCGTGATGTCGACGCGGGCGTTGCACTGGGCGCATCGCTTCCAGTTCGGATCCAACGCCGGGCGGATCTCAACGCGGGTCTGGAAGGGCAGGTCGCACTCGGGGCAGACGAGTATGAGGCGGCTCACCGTGGGCTCCTCGAGGGCTTCCGCATACGCTTCGAGCGGGTCATGGCCTCGTCGGCGTCGGGAGATTCGTGCGCCTTCTCGGAGAGCATGATGGCGATGGCCTGTTTGCGGTTCTTCACGAGCGGACCGCTCTTGGACCCCGAGTGAAGCGTGCCGTGCTTGAACTCGTGCATGACCTTGGCGGATGGCATGTGGACCTCCGTGTCGATCGAAGTGGCGTCGCGGCGGGTGTGTGCCGGGGTGGTGGTCCCATCTTAAGCCCACGTTTCGGCCCGCGACGCCGGGGGCAATCTGCTCGCGGAATCCTACGTCGTCAAGCGGCGGATGACGAGTGCGGGATTCCGGAGGGATGAACGCGGCAGGCTCCCGTCATCGGCGGATGCTCCAAACCGTATGCCGACACGTCGAGGTGGGCGAATCGGCATTCGTAGCCGTGGAAGCGTTCGGCGGCTTCGAAATAAGCAGCCAGGGCGTTGTCGTCGTCTCGAGCAGGAGTGGCCCATGCTTTTAGGGTCTGTTCGGCCGACGTGGAAGTCTGGGCGGCGGGCCAGTGCCAGGGTCTCGAGAGGGTGGACCACTGGCTGATCTGGGGGAAGGCCGAGCGGACGTACTCGGGCTGGATCCGCAGCAGGAGTTCCACGTCGGCGGGGGCCATGAACTTCTCGCGGAGCATCGAGCGGGTGTCGTGCAAGAAGCCGGTCACGGCGTTCAAGACGGGGGTCTCGGAGCGGAAGAAACTCCCGCGGTCCGTCCAGCCCCAGTACGGCTTTTCGACGGCTGCTGCGGACGGCTTATTAGCGCGATTGTTGTCCGTTCTCGGAAAGCTCATCGGGGCGAATCCTCCCAGGGTCGTCGGTTGATCCAGGTGGCCGGATAGGGGATGAACTTAGGGCCGTCGTCAGCGTGATCCCCCTTCCAGCGCTCGAGCGCGTCCATCACGCGGTTGAAAAACTCCGCCCCTCCGGCCATCGCCTCAGGCGTGAGCCCTAACTTCCCCCAGGCGGACAGGGCGTCTGCCTTCCCCTCATGCCGCGGGTAGGCCGGCCAGAAGTGCTCCCCGAAACTCTCCATCCAGTCCTGAGAGGGTTTTGGCCTCGAGGCGCGGGGTTTCGTGCCGTTCCGAGCAGGAACAGGTGGCTCGTCCCCAACGGAAGTTGGGGGAGAGTCTTTAGGTTCTTCCTCAGTCTTAGTCTTAATCTGAGTCTGCATTGCCCGAGCATGCCCGAGCATTGCCCGAGCATACCCGGGCATCCAGCGGTGCCTGGCCCCAACACCCCCATGCTCGCTCCGTGCTCGAGCATGCCCCACCTCGTCCACCATCCGGCGCTGGATCCACAGCTCGCCCTCTATGGCAAACGCCCCAGCAAACACCTCCCGCTGGCTTTCCCACTCCGCGGCGCTGTACCCCAACAACTTGCGCCACTCGTCCTCCGGCCCTACCCCCGGAGTGTCCCCCATCCACGAGAAGTCCAGCGCCTCCCGATACCTCCAGCGCTGCTCCGCCGCCATCCTCGCCACAACCGGGTCCGCATAGAAGTCCTGCGGGCTCCAGCGCATCCACGGCAACGTCCTGCGTCCTTCCCTGGGCATGTGAGTCTCCTCGTTCACTGCGCTCGAGCACTCTGCGGGCCCGCTTCCGGGCGGGAGACCCACTGCTGCGCGGGGCCAGCCGTTCAGCATGACCCGGCCGCAAGGCCCGCAAAGTGCTCATTGTCCTGGCCGACACCCGCAAGATTGTCCCGATCGTTCCGTTCGTCAACTGGTAATCTTTTTGCCGCCTAATCTTTGGCCGCCCTCGCGTTTTTCGCCGGACTTCCGCGCGCAGGTTACTCTCATGCGCTCGCTCGCCGGCGGGGGCCCCCCGGTGCCCGCATCGCCCGCAAGCGGCTGTCTTGCAGCGTCATGCGCGTGCGTCGACGCTGCTGCTGCTGCGTGCGAGCGTGTCAATGCTGACACGATGCATCCTGGAACGTGTCCGTTTTGACACACTGCGAGCACGATACCCTGCGGCGCTCGTGCGTCGTCGTCAGCGTCGGGCACGCGCACCTCATGCGAGCGGGCGCAGGTTTCCTTCCCTAGTCTCCTACCTTCCCTGATAGGAGGAGACGAGGCTAGGCGGGCGCGGCCAGGGTGTAGCCCGTGCGAGGCGCATTCGGCGCGGGGCGGGACGGTGCGAGCGAGCTCCCGCCCGAACCCCACGCTAAAGAAAAAGCACACCCTCGCCGATAATGCCATTGACACGGCTAATCGGCCGTGCTTTAATGCTCGTGTTGCACGGAGACGCTTCCGCAGTTAGGCCAGTAACGACGGAGGAAAGCACGATGCATACGCCCGTGAAATGCGCTTGTGGTCAGGTTCCGGTTGAGTATGGCGGCGCTCCCGTGAATGAACTGCACACCGCCGACTACGAGCAGGGGCTGCACGCCTATCACCGCTGCGCCACCTTCAACCCGCTTGAAGGTTGGATGGACTACCAGCCCGGCGCGGAAATCGCCTCGCTTGACGGTCCGCCCGCTTGGGTTCTGCCCTACCTCAATGCTCCGGTGGTTGGCGAGGCTAGGTCATGACCCCGCGCACGATTTGCCGATGCGGGAACTATGACCTTGGGAACAACCCGCCCCACACGGTCAACGGCGACCCTGCCGAGGTTTCCTATCAGGTCATGGGCGCGCCGCAGTACGGGCGCGAGGCGCACACGGTCCGCGAGTGTTACCGCGAAGTCCCCGTGTCTGAGGCATGGGCGGCCGCGCTCGCCGAATGGAAGGAATCGCTCGCCGAGGGCCGCGAAACGACCATCCCCGCGCCAATGCCAGTCGGGCACATCATGTTCAACGCGATCCCGGGTTCCCCTGCGCTGTCTCGCCGCGACAATGCCGCCCGCGCCCGCTCCGAGCGTGCGTCATGAGCGGGCCCGCGACGATCAAGGCGAAGGTAATCGTTACCGTTGTCGGTGGAGTGGCCGAAGTCCGGAGCATCGACTGCCCGCACAACGTCTATGTTGACGTTGAAATCCATGACTACGATAACGGCGAGGCTCTGCCCGTTGGCGATCCGCGCAAGCTCACCGACCCCGCAGGCGACTGCTACGCCATTTCTTAGCCTCATTCCGCGCCACTGGCGCAGGAGAAAGCACGCCATGACCGATTACCTGCCCTATCAGGAGTCCGTTAAGATGCTGCGCGATGCCATCAAGCGAAACTTCCCAGAGGTTCGCTTCTCTGTCGCCAAGAGCTATCAGCGAGGGACGAGCGTGCGCGTCCGCTACGCCTACGGGCCGCCCGTATCCGTTGTGGATCGCATCGCGCAGCGTTTCCACGGCCGCGACTTCGACGGGATGACCGATTCGAACTCCTATCCGTCCGCGCTCCTGGCGGATGCCGCCGGAAACGTGCGCGAGGTGAAGCACGGAATCGGATTCGTTTTCGTCGAGCGCGAAATCCCGGACACCTACTTCGCTGCCGTTGTCGCCGAGCTGGGAAAGACCTGGAACCCCGCCCAGTGGTCCGCCATGCAGCCTTGGGACCGTGAGCGCGAGGCGCGCGAAGGACTGTCTCGCATCATCACGCGCGAAGGCGAGGATCTGGCCGACATGGCCCGGCGGGCCGTTGCCGCCAAGTTCGCCCCCGTAGGTGTCCGCTGATGCGCGACCCGAGCCAGCCCACGCGCACCGAGCTGGTGTGCTCTGCCATCTTGGCTGCCGCAATCGTAGCCCTGTGGATCGCCGCAATGCTCCTGATGCCTCAACCGAACCTTTAAACGGATAGGGGGAAAGTTAAATGCTCATGCTGACAGCCGAAACCCTGCGAATCCAGGAGCGCCGCATTCACCGGGCGCGCCGCATCGCGCAGCACGCCGAACGCGCCGACCAAATCGCCCGCTACCACGCAACGGCGCGCGAGTTGCTCACGCCCGAGGACTTGCGCGCTACCGATCGCATCCTCGAGCGGAACCGCATTCACACCAATCGCGCCTACCGCGGATTCGACCTGTCGCGCAAGCTGTTCGACCTCGCCGAGAAGGTCCGCCGGGGCCTCGCATGACCCCGCCAGCCACCCCCGAGAACTGGAAACCATGACACTTTCCCGTATGCGCCTCACCCGCTCACCTCTGGGCGCCCTCGGACAGGCGGCCGGCTTCGAATCCCGCGTGGCTCGTGCCGCTGCCCTGGGCATCAGCGTCTCCCACCTCTCGCACGTCGAACGCGGCGACGTGCGGGCTTCCGTTGACCTCATGGATCGTATGGCCGAGGTCTACAAGGTCCACGCCGCCAAGGTCGAACGCGCCGCCAACCTGTGCCGCGAGGAACTCGCTCGTCAGGTAATCGCCCGCGTTCGTGGAGTAGCCGATTAGACGGACAACTGGCCGCACTATACTGCGGACTGAGACGACAACCGAACAACCCCGCAAGTCCTTTGCTTTCAACGGAGGTTCCACGTGGCACCTATTCCGACCTGTCCCGTTCACGGCAAGCCCATGCGCCAGGGCAAGGGCAACGGCTACTTCTGCGCCTCCAAGATGCCCGATGGCTCGTGGTGTTCCCAGAAAGCCGCTGGCGAGGTCGCTGCGGCCCCCGCTGGCCTCCCTGCGGCGATGGGCCAGTCCAACGGCAACAACGCAACCCCGAAGCTCCTGCTCATCCTGGGGGCCCTCGACTTCGCGGCCAAGGTCTACCAGGGCACCGGGCAGGCCGATGACGCCGTGATGCTCGCGAACCAGACGTTCGCCGGCTGGAAGGACGAAGCATGAACGCCTTCAAGGACCAACTTCTGACCGGCTGGCCCGACGCCTCGAGCGCCACCATCTCGAGCAAGGGATTCCGCCACTACCGCACGCCCGACGGCAACTTCCCCTCCGTCACGACCGTGCTCAAGACGCTGGGCACGGGTACGGAAGGGCTCATCAAGTGGTCGGCCACCGAGGAACGTAAGGCGTGCCTGCTCGCCGCGGCCGAGGTCTACGCCGCCGGTGACGCGGACGGGCCGCAGGCGTTCGCCGATGCCGTAGAGGCCCACCTTGGCGCCGCCCGCAGCCACCAGAAGATCCTCAACAAGGCCGGGGAGATCGGCACGAGCATTCACGAGATGATCCAGTGGACGCTCCGCACCGAGCTGGGCGAGACCGCTGGCCCCGAGCCCGGCCTGTCCGACGCTGCCCTGTGGGGGTTTATGGCGTGGCAGGACTGGTGGAAGGCATCGGGGCTCGTTCCCGTCCGGATCGAGCAGCCCATTTGGGACCCCGAGATCGGCTACGCGGGCACGATCGACCTGATCGCCCAGGGCCCCAACGGGCTCGAACTGCTCGACTGGAAAACCGGCAAGGGCATTTACGAGGCGTACCACCTGCAGGTCGCCGCCTACGCCTACGCCGCGAGGCGCTGGGCTGAGGTCGGGCGCTGCCGGATCGTCCGGCTGCCCAAGGTCATCGGCGATCCGCAGTTCGACGTGGCCGAGCTGGGGGATTTGTACGGGGGTCTCCGCCTCGAGGAGCCCCAACTGTTCGCCGCCTTCCGCTGCACCCTCGACCTGTGGAACCTGCTCGTTCGCCCCATCGGAAAGGACTAGCCCGTGTCTGACCTGAACCAGCGCCTCGAGCAGATCCGCGAAATGCAGGGCAAGCCCCCCATGCCCAATCCCATGTTCATTCAGGGGTTCGAGCCCGGGTCTACCCCACCGCCGCCGCTGCACCCGCTCGAGATCCCGCCCGACGATCCCATGGCCGATGAGTTCCTGGACGGCGACCCGCCTGCTCCGGTGCCCGCCAGCCCGCTCGTGCCCCGGAGGCCGGCACCGCCCGCCCCGGCAGCCCCACCCATCCCTCCGATCGCCTTCCAACTCGTCGTGGCCGATGGAGTGGCCGCGTGGAAGGGGCGGGACGTGATCCTGACGGTAGAGGAGTCCAACGCGATCAAGGCGGTGGTGCTGGGAGCGCTCCAGCGCGAACTGCGGGCCGACCTGGCGACCGTGGGGCGCAAGCGCATCCGGAAGGCCAAGGCGGCGCCCGAGGCCGCCAGCTCCCAACCTCGCAAGCCTGGGCGGCCCCGGAAGGTGACGCCGTGAGCCTGCGCGAAAAAATGGTGACCAGACTCCAAGAATGGCAATGCGCCCAATGCGACATGCCGTTGTCGTTCTGGCAGAGTCTGGCAGACGAGTGCATCCGGCAGATGGAGTGGGCGCGGCGTCAGGAATGGGTCACGGAAGAAATGTTTCGCACGGCCCGCATCGCTCGTCCGCTCACCCTCGCTCCGGAGGACTGGAAGCCATGGCCCGCAAGATTGTAGCGATCTCCGGCCCGTTCGCGCTCGCGGATGACGGTACGGGCTGGCAATGGACCGACGCCGGGTGGATCCCGTGGGGTCGCGGGACGCTTCCCCCCGAGACGCCGGAGGAGTTTCAGGCCCGGATCGCCAGCGGGAAGGAGAACTACGACCGGCTCTATCCGCCGGAGACTCGCATGACTGGGCGGGACCTGATCGCCACCACGGGAGATCCATTCGTGGACAAGGCCTCCAAGAGTGAGCACGAGGTCGCCGCCGTTCCCCCTAAGCGCGGTCCCGGGCGCCCGAGGAAGGTCCAGCCATGAGCCCCGCCCGCGAACTTTGGAGGGGACACCTCTACGCCGGGGTCATGTGGACCCGCTGGTTGTTCGGGTTCTGGTGTGGTCGCCGTGACCACGAGGGCAAGGCGACCACATGGCTGCACCTGTACATCGGCCCGCTCTGTCTCGATTTCTGGAGTCTCCAATGACCTACGCCGCCACTACCACCGTCACCGAGCGCGAGTCCCGCGCCCAGATCGAAGCGCTGCTCGCCCGCTACGGGGCCGTCTGGTCCGAGGTCGGGCTCAACGCTCACGGGCACGCTGTCGTGAAGTTCTCTGCCTCAGGAAGGGAAGTCCGCATGATGGTCCACATGCCGCCGGAGGGGTCGCGCGAGCGGCCCCGCCGCTGGCGAGTCCTCGGCCTGCTCTTGAAGGCCAAGCTGGAGGCCGTCGACTCCGGCCTCGCCACGTTCGAGCACGAGTTCCTTGCCCATATCTCCCTGCCCAACGGTAAGACCGTGGGCCAGTCCATCACCCCGCACCTGGAGTCCGCCTACTTGACCGGCCGGACCCCGGCGCAGATCGGAGGCCCCGCGTGACCGAGATTCTGTTTCTCTCAGCCCTTTTTCTAACGTGCGCGTGGGGATGGTCGGTCCAGCGCACAGGCTGGACCTGCGAGAAGTGCGGCCAGCCGCAGGACTTCTTCGCAACACCGTGGCTGACCCAAGACGGCTGCGTGTGCATCGAGTGCGGAGGCCGCCAGTGACCGACCTCCCGCTGTTCATGCGTGACGCACCCCACAACGGCACCCGCACGAGCCGCAACGCTGCAGCGGCCGTACGCTCCAGACTGCCCGTGCTCGAGGGCCGAGTGCTCGTCTACCTCGCCGGCTGCCCGCTGGGGGCCACGAACGACGAGCTGGAGGTCGCTCTCAAGATCTCTGGCAACACGCTCCGGCCGCGGGTTGTGGAACTGCGCGCTCGTGGCCTGATTCGCGACACGGGTAGCACCCGAAAAACACGATCGGGCCGTTCTGCGATCGTATGGGAGATCACACGATGAACCTCGCCGCCTATCTGGACGGATTCGTGGCCTGCGCGAAGGTCGCGCGCGCAGGCGCCGGGCATCCGATGGATGCCGCTATCACGACGTTCGCTACCGATTACGCGGACGGCTGGCGCGACTGCCTGCCGCACGCAACGTCCTATCGTTGTATGCGAGAGGACTACTTCCAGGAGATGATCTACGAGGATGCGCGCATGGCCGCAGCGCTTCGCTCCCCCACTGTGCGCCAGCACAAGCCATGCATGGGCACGGGTACTCGGCTGCTCGCCTGCAACGATCCTGAGGACTTCGACATGGACATCTGCACCTGTGTCGACGCCGCGCTCGAGGAGATCGAGCGGGAGTGCCCGCGGTGAAACTCCTCCTCGGATTCGTGCTCCTGCTGGGAGGACTTGGGCTGCAGATCGGCGCCATGTATCGCATGTCGAGGCTTGACCTACTCGAGCGCTGCCTCTTCGCGGTCTTTGCCGCGGTTCTCATGATCTGCGGACTCGTGGTGCTCGGGAGCCGTCCATGACCCGCTACCTGGTCCTCTCCTACTGCGCGCGCTGGATTAGTCGGAATCCGCACATCGACGTGTGCGATACCCGCGAGGAGGCCATCGCTGCGGCCGTCAAGACCAAACTCGATCATGCGCGCGATGGCTATCCGCTGGCTTACTGCATCGTGATCGAAGGAGTGGAACCATGAGCGAAACCTGGGGAATTATCTTGCTGACCGTCATGGTGATTTCGGCCTTCATTCTCACGATCACGCTGGCCGTGGTCATGCTCAGAAAGAGGTGATCCGATGAGCGACAAGAGCGTGGTCGAGCGGGCGATTGTGGTGGCGGAAAAATATATCGCCGGAGGTGAAATCTTCTACTTCAACGACCCGTCGCAGGGAGTTCCGGTTGGCCGGCGCGTGGAGGACATGGTTCACAAGATCGCAGACGCCGGGCTCCTCGCCGATCCGCTGCTCGTGAGGGCGGGAGAGGCCGCGAAACTGTATGCGAAGTGGCAGGGGAGCTTAGCGCCACTCTTTGATCCGCCAAAGACGGTCTACGACATCGGCCGCGAACTGCTGGCGCGCAAGGAGCAGGAGCGGAATAAGTGGAGAGTCTGCGAGCGCCGAGACAATAAAGCACGCCTGATCGGCTGGTTAGTGATCTTCGAGCTTACCGAACATGGTCCGTTCACCGAGGCGCAGGCCCACGCCGTCGCCGCAGCCCTGAACGCCCTCGACGCGAGAGGTGCGGAGTGAGCGGTGCCACGCCGTACACGAGCGAGGAACTGAGGCGTGTTCAACGCCAGATAGCCGCGTGGGCGAACCAGTGCAACGTCGCCGAGCTTCCGGCTAGCCGCTGGCTCGCCACCATCGCCGAGCGTGACGCGCGGATCGCGGAGTTGGAGGTGCTACTTCGCGAGGCGTCCGAAGTGATCGATGCTGGCGTCCGTGCTGTGATGGAGAATCGGACATGAGCGCAAAACACGAATGCCACGAAGCCCATGTGTGTGTTTGTTATCAGCTTGCGGACGAGCCTAACGAATCGTGTCCGGTTCATGGCCTTGGTCCGTGGCCGCCTCGCTGTGAGGAATGCGGCAGACTTCTACCGTGGAGCGTCCGCTCGTCTGAGAACGCCGCAAAGGCCATGCTACATGCGGCGAAGCCCATTGACCACGGGGTGAACCCGTGAGCGCGAAGCCGACGCAGGAGCAGCGGGAGAGGGCATACGCGCTCTACCGTGACGATGGATGTCCATTCACGCATTGCAGTTATGGGCACGTTACGGGCGTATGCGAGAACTGCGACGAGGAGGTTGGGTGGATCGCCGCTGCTCTCGCCGCCGAGGCGGAACGCGCGCGGGCAGAGGAACGAGAGGCGTGCGCGCTCACGGTTGAGGCGTTGGCCTACGAGCATCAGCCGCGCGAGTGCTCGGCCGGAGAGTTCGCCGCCGCGATCCGCGCCCGTTCGGAAGGGGGCAAGCCATGAAGCGGCTGCGCGTATGGTTCTTGGTCTGGTGGCGCTACCACCGGCGCGGGAACGCTCCGACCGTCGAGCAGTTGGTGGACGTTCTCGTTGAGGTTGGGGAAGTCAAACAGGCAGAGCGCGAGGAGGCCGAGCAGTTCTTCTACCTTCAGCGTATTTCTGAAGCGGCTCGCTCCATCGCGGACCACCTGGGGGGCAAGCCATGACGCCCGCCGACAGGCTGCGGGAGATTCACGCCGAATGGCAGACTGGCACGGTGCGGAAGCTGACGCTAATGCACGACGCCCTGCCCGCCCTCGCGCGCGTGCTCGACGCGGCGGACGCGATGCGTACTCCTGATCCTTGCCGGTCGGTAACGCTTGCAGAGCACACGATCAACGTCCATCGCAACGCTCAGGAGTACGACGCCGCGCTGGCGGAACTGGCGAAGGCGCTGGGAGGTGACGCATGAGCCCGATCACGATGAGCGAGAGCGACGAAAGGGAGGATCGTTTCGCCGCCAAGGACAAGAGCGGCTCAGGCACCTGCGATCCGTACCGACTAGAATGCTCGTGGGCCGAGATCGACGCCACGCGCGCCCGGCTCGCGGAGGTCGAGCGGGAGAACGCTGTCCTGCGCGGGCTGCTCGTGCAGTACCAGTGCCCTTACGGGGAAAAGTCTCTGGGAGAGTGCTCGCGCGGGTTTCCCGGTTGCGCGTGCGCCGATGACATGCTGGCCTGCATGGTTTCTGGTCCCGACGACCCAGCTGCTGCAGCCGAGAGGTTGCGCGCCTCCCGTGACGCCGCGCTGGCCCACAACGCGAAGCTGCGCGAGGCGCTGGAGGAGTGCGCCGAATACTTCGACCAGCGCGCCGACGCGGAGATCGCGCCAGACGGTCAGGGATTCATCACCAACGCTGCGGGCGTCATGTACGGCGTCTGCAAGCGCGCCCTCGCCGACACGGGCGCTCCGGGGAAAGGGAGGACGACCTAATGGAACTGCCGGACGAGTTCGCCGACATCGGCAATGGACACGCCATCAGCATCCGCGAGGAAGGCGGCACCGTTTTCGGTGTGTGGGTGCGCCACGAGTGCGCGATCAAAGACCACCACGGCAAGCACGGAGCCTACATTCCGCTCGTCGGACCGAACGCGTGGACGATGGTTCAGCGCGAGCCGCTCACCATCACGCCGTCGATCCACGTCACGGACTGCGGCGACCACGGGTTCATCACGAACGGGCGATGGGTGAAAGCGTGAGCGCCGCCCTTGAGTCCCGCGCAACGGAGGGGAAGCCATGATCCCCGCCCTCGTGCTCGCGGCGACGCTGACGCATTCTCAGGCCATCTCCGACTGGCGCGCCCGCGTGTGGGCCGCCACGGGCCCGGCGCAGGTTCAGGCGGTCGGCACGCTCACCTGGACGAATCCCGCGTGCCTCGCCGATACGCTCTCGCCCTGCGCGCTGACCTATACCGAATTCTGCCACGCCGGGCCGGATCTCGCACGACCCCTGCTCGACCTGGCGTCGGTCGAGGTCTGGAGCGTCAACCCGGGGCGCGTGCCAGCGCCCTACACGTTCGCGGACATGCTCGCGTCGGACTCGCTCTGGGCCGCGCTCTGGCCCGCGGTGGCCGCGGACGCGCAGCCGAAGCTCTACGCCACGCTCGTTCGCGTCCCGGGCATGGTGGGCAAGCGCGACAGCCTCACGGGCGTGCCATCGGGCTTCTACTTCGTCGTGGCCAAGCGCGCGAGCGGGCGCAGACCGTGCGCGAGCAACATCGTGGGAGTGCCATGACGCACGCAGAGCGCATCCGTGACGCGGAGAGGGCGGTGGTCGAGGCGGCGACCGGGCTCATTCAGAGCCAGGCCGGACTTCTTGCCGCCGCAAAGTATGTAGTGCTTGAGCGCGCAGTGGATGCTCTCGTCGTTCTTCGCGCCGAGTGCTGCCCGGAGTGCAAGGGGACGGGATACGTAGCGCGTAGGGATGACGGAATGAACGAGTGCGACGAGTACGGCGATCCTGTCTGTCCCGCCCACTGTGACGCGGGCAGGCGCAGGTAGTAGAGCCAGGTAGAAGGCTGGCGGCGGCGGGGAAAGCAGACCCGCACGGACCAAGTAGGGGAATGAGGTAACAGCACACCATGAGTTCCGACCGTAGACACGGCAATCCGGGAAGACGCGAGCGGGCGGCTAGAAACCGTCACCGCCGGTGCGTAGTCAGCGTCGGCGTTGGCTCGGAGTGGAGGACGTACAAGCTCGGTCGTCGCCATTCTTGGAAGGTCGCAAAGGGACTCGCGGTCAAGGCTGTGGCTGACCCCGAACACCGTGGTGGCGAGCACTAGTGCCTCCACTGTAGGACCACCAGCCGGAGTAGCGCCCGGCCCACCAGCCGAGTTCACCGCCGCGCGATCGGCACTTACCAGAGGAGGATGGAATGGCAACGAAGAAGGTGGCTAAACTCAAGAAGGTCGGAAAGTACGTGATCGTCCGCACCTGCTCTGCTGGCGTGTTCGCTGGCAACCTGGAATCGCGCAACGGGCAGGAGGTCGTGCTTCGCAACGCGCGGCGCATCTGGTACTGGAAGGGTGCGGCCACGCTCTCGCAGCTGGGCACCGATGGCACGAGCGCGCCGAAGGAGTGCAAGTTCCCGTGCGAGGTGGATCGCGTCGAACTGTTGCAGGCAATCGAAATCCTCGACGTGACCGAGGCGGCCGAAGCCTCGATCAAGGCGGTGCCGGTATGGAAAAACTGATCGGGTCCGGGGACGGGTACGGGTACGGGGACGGGTACAGGTACGGGGACGGGTCCGGGGACTGGTACGGGTACGGGTACGGGTACGGGTACGGGTCCGGGTACGGGTACGGGGACGGGTCCGGGTCCGGGTACAGGTACGGGGACGGGGACGGGGACGGGTCCGGGGACGGGTACGGGTACGGGTCCGGGTCCGGGTACGGGTACGGGGACGGGTACAGGTACGGGGACGGGGACGGGTCCGGGGACGGGTACGGGTACGGGTACGGGTACGGGTACGGGTCCGGGTACGGGTCCGGGTACGGGTACGGGTAGTCCACGTTAGCCGCGCGAGCGGCAGAAGGGAGCGCAGAGAGGATGGATGCGACGATCCGCGACCAGTTGAGTGATTACGACTGGGACGCCGTATTCGCGGCGACCGGGGCCAAGGACTCCAATGGTTGTGGCAACATCTCGTGCGACATTCGCCCCGTTCCGCCGACTGAGAAGGTTTCTACGGCCCCGTTCGACCGCGAGGACATCGCCGAACTCATCGGAACGTCGGAGGGCGAGAACGAAGGACCGGACTGGTTGTGTGCGGGACGCCTCACCGATGGACGGTGGTTCCTCGTTTCCGCAGGCTGCGACTACACGGGATGGGACTGTCAGGCGAGCGGAGTTTGCCACGTCGCTAAGTCGCGCGAGGACCTGCTTCAGTTCGGCATGGATGCTAACGAACGCTCGCGTCTGGGATGCTCTGACCATGCGCCCCGATAGCCCGGAGGTCGCCCGGCTCAAGGCGACGATCAGGTCCAAGACGAAGGAGATCGCCACGCTGAACGCTGCGCTGCTCAAGTCGCAGGACGAGTGCGCCAAACTTAGGAGGGACTTCGACGCTGCTATTGTTGCCGCAGATCCAAGCAAGCGAACCGTGAATGAAAGAACGTTCTTCGGGAGGCTATGATGGACGAGTTCCGCGGTGTCATGCTGGCCCTCACAGTGCTGTGGTGCGAGAACCACCTCGGCTGGCGGTCGTACGACGGGCTGCCGGATTTGCTGTGGTACATCCGCTGACGGTCAAGCGCACGATGAGTGCGTGGCCGCCGCCCATCGAGCGGGGGATCAAGATGCCGCCCAAGGCAGGCCCCCGCTCGCCGTTGCGTGAGCAGCTTTGCCGAATGGACTGCGGGGATAGCATCCTGGTCCCTCATCCGCGCGCTGGGGCAACTCGTTCCATCGCCTCGGCGCTAGCCCGGAAACTGGGCTGGAGTTTCGAATCCAGAAGGCTGCCCGAAGGTGTCCGAATCTGGAGGGTCAAGTAATGGCCGCATTCGTCTTGGGTCGCCTACCAGGCCCCAAGCAGAGGAGCCGCCGCCCCGAGCCCGCGCCGACCGCGGCCGAGATCGCGGAGATGATCGGGCGCTCGTTCCTGACCGTGCAGGAGGCCAAGCGGATCGCGTTCCTCGCCTTGTGCCGTCCGCTCGAGTGGCAGGGGCCATCGGATCCGACCAATCCGAAACTTCGGCGTGACGCGCCGGAGGATGAGGACGACGTGCCCGAGGACGAGAACCCGGACGGCGAGACGGCTGGCGCATGAGGCTCCGCGCCGCCCGCGTGGACGAGAACCATCGCGAGATCGTCGACGCCCTGCGCGCCGCCGGCTGCTCCGTCCTTTCCCTGGCTGCGATGGGCTCCGGCGTTCCTGACCTGCTCGTGGCCCGCAACGGCCACATGTGGCTCGTGGAGGTCAAGAAGCGGGGCGCCCGCGGGAACCTATCGAGCGGGGCCGCCCGCAGCCTCAAGGGACAGACCGAGTGGGCGGAAAGCTGGCGCGGCCCTGTCCACTTCGTTGACAGCGTCGAGGCCGCTTTGGCCCTCGTGGGGGCCCGGTGAAGCGCTCCGGCTGGATCCGGAGGTCGACAGGATTGCGCCGTGCGAGCCCCAGGAGGCGTCAGGAGGTCGCGATGGACCAGCAGGCACGGCTGGCCTGCCTGATGGCTGCCGGGGGCTGCTGCGAGCGCTGTGGGGCTTCCAGCGGGGCTCTGGAGCAACACCACGTCCTCTCCCGCCGGATCCGGGCGACCCGCTGGCTGCCGCAGAACGCCGTGTGCCTGTGCCAGCCCTGCCATAGGTGGTGGCACGCTTCGCCGCGACGGGGGCTGGCGTGGTTCGTGGAGCGGTTCGGGCAGGCGCGGCTGGACCTGATCCGCAGCCTGCGCCGCGGGGCATGACGAAGGGCCCGGCAGACAACCGGGCCCTCGTTGTGCCGCTAGTCCGCCAGAACTAGCAGCCCTTCTTCCCCTTCTTGGGCTTCTTCATCGGATCATTCCTCGATGGGTTTCTCGACCGGGGCGGGCTCGAGCGGTTGGGCCCCGGGTTCCCCACTACCCGGGAGTGGACGCGCGGGAACCTCGGGCTCCCTCATGCCGGCGCGTACTTCGCCTGGAAGTCGGCGTCGGTGAGTTCCTCCCACGTCGTCACGTCCGAGCTGAGAACGATCCAGTCCGTGTTGGGCAACTGGAACGCCTTGATCGGGGTGCTGCGTGGGACGAAAACGGAGATCGGTGCGCTGCTCATCGTTTGCTCCTTTTGGGTTTCCCCATGCGGGGGTACTTCTCGGTCACGGCCTCCCGGACATCGTCTTTCTCCGACTCCGTCCCGTACTGCGACACTCGTGCGAGCGCGTTGCGAGCATGGCTGGCGTCCTCGATTGGGTAGCGCCTGCCCGGGAGCGCGAACTTGCTCGTCGGGATCTTCTTGCGTGCTGCTGTCGTCAGTTTCGCCACCGGGAACCTCCAGTCACTTCTGCGAAGCGATCCGGCCGATCACCGCGTCCTTGGCCTTCGACCCGCTGCTGGTTCCAAAGTAGTAGCCGAGCACGTTGCCCACGGCCATGTAGAGCACGCCGACCAACTGGTTCGCCGCATCGCGGTTCTCGTTCGGGATCGCGTGCTGGGTGAGCAGCCACATCTGGATCCCGAAGAAGGCGAGCACGCAGTAGGCGAGGACGCGGGTTGTCAGGTCGTGCGTGTCGATCTCGCGCTTGCGGGCGTCGGCACGGTCGGCCGATTCGATCTGCTCGAGCGCCGTTGCCTTGTCGACCAGCGAGAGGGTGAACTCCTGGTCCAACTTCTTGAGCGACTCGATCTGCTCCGGCGTGGCTCCCGCGATCGCCGCGGCGACTTCCTCCGGCGTGCCGTTCTCGTGCCCGAGCAGCTTGGCGCTGATGGCCTTGACCGCCAGCCCGGCCGCAGGGCCACCGAGGGCCGTGGCGAGTGTCGGGGCGATACCGCCGAGGATGCCCTTCCAATCAAAGGCCATGCAGTCTCCTATGGGTTGATGCGGCTCTCGATCTTGTCGGTGCGGTGCTCGAGCGCCTTGAGCCTGCCGCCGTGAACGGTGAGCGCCGGGGCCACTTCGTCGTGCCGCCAGTCGCGCAGGCGATTGATCTCGCGTTCCGCATGTTCGACGAGCGCATCGTTCGCCTCCATGCGGGCGTCCACCAGCGCCTTATGCCCGTTGAACCTTTCCTCGAGCACGGCGATGGCAACGCGCACGATGACCCAAGCGGTCATGATCGGGGAAAGAACCCCGGCAACCCCGATGAGGACCATCCACTCCTGAGGGCTCATTGACGAATCTTGCCCACGCTGACGTTGTTGGCGGCGGCCATCCAGCCCGGGAACACGGCGGCCAGGAGCCACAGGCAGACGATGACGATGACCGCGATGTTCAGCACCTTCTTGATCTTCGCGTCCATCGGCACGTAGGTGTTCACCAGCCACAGCAGCACGCCGACTACGATCAGGGTCACGAACAGCGAGATGAGCGTCATGGGATCCCTCCGGTTATGCGACGGTGCGAAGTTTTGCGGCCAGTCGGTTCAGGTACCCGGGGAGGAACTCCAACTGGTCGGGCTTTCCGTCCTTGTCGGCGTCCGTGAGATTACCTGCTGCCAGTCGCCCGTAGAACAGCATCTGCTCGACACCAAACAGCCGACACAACTTCGACCCGTCCAAATAGGGGGTGGCCGCCAGCGTCACGGGGCCCAGAACCCCATCGTCCTTCACGCTCAACGCCCGCTGGAGTAGCTTTACCGCCTGCGCCGTGCCCATGTGGACGGCGGCATCGAACACGAACCAGCGGACCATGTCGTTCGTGATCTGGCCGATCTTCGTGGAGGTCATCAGCCAGCCGTAGAAGATGCTGGCGTCCTCAAACGTGAGGTTGGCGATGTCGTCGCGGGTCGCCTCGGGCTTCAAGTCCCGGTAGCCGCGCAGCGTGATCCCGAACTTGGTGGCGCCGCCGGGGTCGGCCGGGTTGTCCGTGAACTTCTCCCCGCCCTCGTCCTGGATGACGTGGTCGATGATGTTGGCGTTGGTCATTTCAGGCTCACCTGTTCGTGTGGGTACCAGTAGATCTTGACCTGATGCGGAGTCTTGCCGACAAACTTGCCGCCGACATGCGTGAACCCTCCGTATCCCTCGCCCTCCAGCGCCGCCTTGATTACGTCGATGGCCTCAACGACATGGTCTGCTGATTCGCCGTACTCAGGAGACATTTGGCGCATGTGGTCAATCGCCTCTGCGAGCGTCTTGACCTCGCCAGAGTGGATCATCGAGAGAGCATCCTCGGCAGACTGGGACCACCGGGAGGCGCTTTCAATGCCCTTCATTGCCGCGCCGGAGAGGGGTCCGTTGAGGTCGTACATCTTCACCGGAACCTTCTCCACCACGCGGGACACGGTGGGGCTGGTCTGTTCGCCAAGTTTGCGCGCGCCCTTCCTCACGTAGGATCCTGCGACAGCGCTGTTGTCCGTTGAATAGAGGCCCTCGCCGTAGATGTTCCGGCCCGAGTAGTACGCATCGGTCAGTGGCCCCGGAGGCTTGGGAGACCCGTGATAGAACGCGCCTGCGGGCCCAGGGATCTGCCGTTCGGGACCGATCATCCCCACCGAGGCCCCGCCAGCAACCAGCGGCATCAGCGCCGCGAGGTAGTCTGGCTTGGGTCCAGAGAGCGCCTGTCCTACCTGGGCCGCAGACTGCCTGATCTGCGCGGCCGGGTTTGGAATCAGCGCAGAAACGGGATCTTGGCGCACCGCCTGCCCGAGGGGTCCGAACGTCTGGTAGAACGGACGGAGTAGGCCCGCGAGCGCTTCAAGCACACGCGGGTCTCCCTGGGCGGCGTTGGTCATTGGGCGATCGCTCCGATGCCGCGGGGAACCTGACGTAGCGTGGCTGCCAGCGCCGGGCTGTTCAGCATGAGCGCCAGCCGCGAAAGCATCTCGGGCGAAAGGGCGACACCTCCTGCAGCCCCGACAGCGGCGCCCTCAGCGGCGTTCCGCATCCGGTTCCCCGGAAGCACGGCCCCGACTCCAGCACCGACCGCGGACGGGCCAACTCGGGCGACGATCTTCGCGCCGACTCCCGGCGCCTTCTTGATGTCGGGGAAAGCCTCGCCCTTGAGCTTGATGAGGTCCTGCGCCGCCTTGTTGATCTCCTCGTAGCTCACCGGACGGCCCTTGATGATCTGGTCGGGAACGGAGGCGCGCAGGTAGGCGCGGCCCTGGTCCGCCTGCTCCTTGTACCAGAGCAGTTCGGCGTTCTCGGTGCCCGTGAGCTTCCCGCCCGCTTCGAGGATGCGCCGCAGCGGCTTGGAGATGGCATCCGCCTTATCGACGATCTTCTGCACCTCCAACGGGGTCATCATCGGGTTCTTGCGGTTGTCGGCCATGAACGTGTTCGTGAGCTGGTCGAACTTCGCCTTCATCTCGCCCGCCTCGGGCAACCGGCTGGCTGCGGGATCCCCGTACTGGTTGTGCGTGAACATCTCGTCGAGGTTCTTCTGCACGGCCGCCATGAACTGATTCGCGTTGACCTGATTGCCCGAGGCCGTGGCCTGGCGAAGCGCGGAGAACTTGGCTGCGCCGTACTCACCGAGACGCTGCCCAAGCCTTTGCATTCCGCCGCGGGTCATCGTGATTCCCTCGCGAATCGCCGCCTGTGCCGCCTCGGGTGTCAGGCTGCGAGCCGCTCCCATGAGGGCTCCCCCGCCAAGGCGGGCTCCCGTGGAGAGAACCCCGCCAGCGGATTCGTAGGTGCCCTGCTTGAGGGCCTGATCGCCGATGCGGGTAAGAGCCTCTCCGAGATTGGCCGGGGCGTTGTCCGTACCCATCGCAGCGTCGACCGCCTGGCGAACAGCCTCGAGGACACCGCCTGCGAGCATGGCTCCGCCGACACCTCCGAGTTCCTGCCCGGCGACAGCGCCAACAGTGGCCCCGGGAACGGCCCCGATGCCTGCCGCCGGAGCGCCCGAGATGGCACCCATGACCCCGCCGCCTGTGCCACCGAGCATCCGTCCCGTAACCCCTCCGGCCATCGAACCGCCCTGTACGAGCGGCTCAAGAAAGGCGGGCTCCTTGGGGCGAACCCTGGGACGATTGCGGGAGTGGGCCGAGACCATGACGAGTTCCGGAGCGGCGCCAGAGAAGTCGGCGTAGTCCTGCGGGTACTTGGCCTTCGTGCGCCGCCCGAGTTCGATGTCCGACATGTCATCGTACTGGCCCGGGTACTTGGCCTTCACCTTCTTGCCGAGGTCGTTGAGGGTAGCCATCAGCGGATCCCCAGAGGATCAGAGGTCTTGGCCGTGGAGTTGGCCGATCCGCCCGCGCGCAGCTTGCGAACGTCCGAGAGAACTCGGTCGACTTCCGCCTGAGAGGGCGGGTGCCCGAGTGCCGCCTTCTCCATGTGGTCCAGCATCAGCCCGAGGATGCGGAACTTCTCCTTGGCCGTCGCCTGGTTGTCGTCGATGCGCGGGTAGTCGAAGTTCTGCGCTGCCGCGATCTCGGCCTGGTTGATCCGCAGCCCCTTGCCGAGAGCCGCGAGCGTCTGGATCGTCTTGATCGCGGCCGTGCGATAGGCCGGGTATCCCGAGAGCACCGCGTCGTTCTGCCAGATCGCGTTCCACCGATTCGCGGCGCCGCCCTTGATCCTGCCGAGCCCGCCGGTGTTGGGCAACTTCGGAATCAAGTCGTTGGTAACGCTCTGGAGATCTCCGCGCACCGAGTCGAGCAACTGGAACACATTGGCTTCCCGGTCCCCGAGCACTGCGATTCCCGCCTTGCGCGCCTCGGCCGTCAACTGGTCGCGCATCTTCGGGGTCTTGATCTGACCCGCGTTCAGGTATGGGACTTCCGTTCCGTCAGGCAACTTGCGGATGTCGACCCAGTCAGGGAGCGAGTTGCCCGCAGTCGTCCCGGGCGTGGCGACTGTCTTCGTCTGCCGTGCTTGCGCTCCCGTGGCTGCAATCTCGGACAGCCGGTTCTGATGCGTCGTCTTGAGGTTCGCCGCCGCGGCGTCCTCGCGCTGCTTCTGCAGGATCGCGTCCATCGTCTTGCTGAACTTCTCGACCGCGACCTTCTGCTTGAACGCCCCCTCGAGGTCTCCCGCGTCCGCCGCAGCCTTGGCCTTGAGCGTGGCGTCATCGCGCAACGCGCTCAGGTTCTGCAGCCTGGCGGTCATCAGGTCGTTCTGCTGGCGCGTCACATCCTGGTGGGCCCTCAGTGCGTAACCGGGATCCTTGGTGAGGATGCTCGCGACGTTGCCCGTCAACTGGGGCAGGCTCTGGGCGAGCGGGTCCAACTGGGGCGGGGGCGCAGCGGCTGCCGTCGAATACGTTGTCCCGGCGGCCGAAGCGGCCTGTGAAGCCGCTTGGGTCTGCCGGGCGAGTTCGGCGGCCTGCTTCGCGGACTGGGCATCGAACTGGCTGATGAGCCCCGCGGGGGTCAGCGTGTTCTGCAGGCTCGCCAGTACCGAGGGGTCGGAGAGCATGGCGAGCACGCTGTTGTCGAGGTTCATGCCGCCGCCTTGGGCAGTCCCACGGTGGAGAACTGCGGGTAGCGGCTCCGCAGGTACGCCTGCAGATAGGGCTGGAAGCTCTCCAGACCCGCGCCGAACAACTGCATCGACTGCGACGGGCCGGAAGTCCCCGTGAGGTTGCTGATCTGCTGCTGGATGTTCCCCTGCGCCAACTGGGCCGCCTGGTTGCTTACGTCCGTCCGCAGTTTAGCGATCTGGCTGCCGACGAGGCTGGGCGTCAGACCCGAGAGGACGGCGCCGGTGCCGCTCGTGCCGATTCCGCGGGCAGCGAGGTTCGCCGCCACGTCGTTCGCCGTCTGGTTGGCTCCCGTGGCGATGGCCCCCTGCGCCTGCGAGAACTGCGGGCTCTGCTGCAGGATCTGCGAATACTGGGCGTGGAGCCGGGCGAGGTTGTCAGGCGAGATCAGGGCGTTGAGCTTGTGGCGCAGGTCAGCCTGCGGGTCGTGGCCGAGCAGTTTGCTCAGGATCGACGGGCCGAAGCTCATCAGCAGGGGAAGGAGCAGGCTCATGCCGCCCGTAGCGGGCGCGGCAGCGGTCGCGGCAGGAAGTGCAGCACTCATCAGGGGTCCCTCCCTTAGCGGGGAATCTACAGCGCTTAACCGAGCGCTTCAATGCGAACGTGGATCTCGTACTGGGGGCTGCCGGTTTTCGTCACGGTCGTCGTGTACGTGATGTTCTGGCTGGCCGCGACGTTGAGCACGATCGAGCCCTGCGAATGGGCGTTGTTCGTCGCCAGGTCGTGATTGTTGAAGATCACCGTTGCCGATTCGAACGGCATGTCCAGCGTCTGCGCTGCCCCGTCGTTCCACGAGACCGTCATCTTGACGACATCGGCCGGGTTGCCCGCGGTCGTCGTCTTGACGTAGGCCGACACGCGGAACATTCCAGCGGTATCCGCAGCACCCGTCAGCAGGGTCGTAGAGCCGATGCTCACCGTCTGTGCCGTCAGGTTGCTGCTGCCCAGAACTCCCGCCGCGCTCGTCGTGTTGCCGACCAGCAGGGGCTGTCCCGACAACGTCGGGCTGGTAGCGACCGGGGCGAGCGTGAGAGTCCCGCTCGTGGAGCCGTTGAGCTGGAGTCCCGTTCCGTTGAACGCGCCCGCGTTCGTTACCTTGGCGACGATCGTGTTCTCAGGGCTCGCACAAGCAATCAGAGGTCCTGTCCCGGATCCGATGTTCCCGACCAGCAGTCCGGCCGCAGTCGATCCCGACATGTTCGCGCGAACGTATGCTCCGAATGAAACTGCCGACGTTATCCCGCTTCCACTTCCGGTGCTGGCGACATAGATCGACGTAGTGCCACTAAGATTCGTGGTCAATCGCAGAGCCGCGTATGCCTGCAACACGTAAGCCGTGGTCGACGCATTCTGGATCTCCGTAATCCCGCGGGCGCCGTAGATCGCGTTGTCCACATCGCTGCCCATCTGAATCTGTGACGTGGCCTTGAGCCTCGCCAGGATTCCTCCGGAACTGTCGAGGACACGAAAGAAGTCCCCGCTGGGAACCGCCGTGGACTGGATCGAAAGCACGTTGTCCGATGACGCTGTGCTGGCAATCGTCTGGCCGCCGGATCGCCCCGACAGTTTGAGGTAGTCCGACAGATCAGGAGGAGACGCGATCGGTGTTCCGGACCCGCTGGGCGCCTGCCCGGCCTGAATCCTGGCGAATCCGAAGCTGGCATCGCGCAGGAAAATGTCGATCGTCGACAGCATGTTCCGCAGCCGGGGCGTGAAGTCCTCGGCCTTGGGATCCGGCACGGAGAACGCGGCGATGCCCGTGTATTCGCGCACGGCTACCTCCCGCTGTCCTCTCGCCCGTAGGACGTGTCGCCCCAGACGAGCATCTCCTGCATGAACGTCCCGGCACCCGAAGCCTGCATCGTGATCCGCAGCCCCTCGACCTGCACCTTCGGCGTGACCTTGTGCAGCCGCTGGCCGCCGAGCGTGATCGTCTTGACCCCGCGCGTCGTCTCGCCACCGTCGTTGGTCTTGGTGCCCTTGAACGTGTAGGTCAGCAGCGGAGAGCCCGAGTAGCTCCCGCAGTAGCCGTACAGGTCATCGAGCATCCACTCGCCCGTGATCCCCGCGTCGTAGATGCGGCGCGTCGTGTACTGCGCCGTGTCGTCGTTGGACGGGATCGCCGTGCCGGTCTCGAAGTACACCTTCCCGGCCCCGGCCGCTGTGCTCGTGCCGCCGTAGCCGATGTAGATGCCAGTGTTCCCGTTGCTGCGCGGCACCGCCCACGCCGACTCCACGCTCGCGTAAGTGCCGCCTCCCGCTTCGAAGTTACGCGAGTGAACGGGCCCGGAGGCTTTGAAACTCCCCTCGGAGTCGATGTCCGTCGCGTCGTAGGACAGGTGCAGGCACATGTACGTCTCGTTGCCGAGCGAGTCGTTGCGGTAGAAGAAGCGCAGGCTCCGGTTCTCGGGGTCGTTCAGCAGCGCAATCGGCGTGCTCGTGGAGGTCAACGAGATGAAGTTGCGCCACGTCTGGTTCTTCGTCCGCGTGATGAAGTTGTAGCCGTCCGTCGTGTGGATGCCCTTGTAGCTGACGAACGCCAGTTGCTCCGTCTGGCCGTCGATCGTGAACGTGCAGGCACACATCGGGTTCACGATGCCGAACGAGCGCGAGATCATCTCGATCGCCTTGCCGCGGTCGAAGGAGGCGTCCCGCTCGCTGGGCAGATAGTTCACCCGCCACAGGCTCGTGTCGAGCCCGACGACGAGCCGGTTGTTCACGACTCGGATGTGCCGCACCTGGTCGTTCTCGCGCGTCTCGAAGTCGATGAAGTAAGTCGGCGGGAACGCCTCCACATCGCCCGGGAACGAGTAGCGGATCAGCGAGGCGTTGCTCTTGTCGTTGACGACCAGCGAATCCTGGTAGAGGTCGCCCGTGTCGCTAGAGGGCGGCGGGAAGTTCTTGCTGACCTGCGAAACGATGTCACCGAACGTGTAGACGACCGTTGGGTAGACCACCGTCGAGTCGATGCTGGCGGCGTAGTAGACGTAGACCTTGACGTAGTCGATCCCGATGGATGCCCCGGGCTTGGACGCCTCAAGGACAACCATGAAGTTGCTGTCGAAGTCGGTGTCTACGAAGGGAGGAATCAGCGCCGTGTTGCCCCAGCGGTCCGTCGATCCGCCGACCGTGAACGTCGTCGGAGCACCGGCATTCGTGCTCGTGAGCACGCCGGACTTGGAGAGCCCCAGGATATTGAACAGCGCCGTGTCGAGCGATCCGTTCGCCTTGCGCCGACCGATCGCCACGTTCACGGGCACAGGGGCCGAGCCGGCGCTGACGTACCCCTGCACCTCGACGGCGATGCCCTTGATTGCACCCGCAACGGCTCCGAGCGAAAACCCGTAAATGCCCTGCTGCTGGGTCGCGAACTGCGCCGGCATCGTCGCCGAAGCATAGGCCCCATCGTCAGCGGTCACGCTCGAGGCGCTCGCAAACGCGGAGTAGTATCCGCTCGTGTTGACGCTACTGGGGAAGGACGAGGCCGAGGCAACGGCCGTTGTGTCGGCGTGGGCTGAGACTCCGGTGGCAAGTTCGGCGATCATGTACCCGATGGGGAACAACTTGTCCGAGAACTTGGTCTTGGCCGCGCTGCGGTAGATGCGCCAGTGGGTCGTGGTCGAGTTGCGCGGAGCCCCGAGTTGGACGAGTGCCTGCTGGCTTCCCGTCGCGGAGATCTGAACGGTCGTCACGCCATTGTCGGACGAGAAGGCGCCCTCAATCGCCGTCGCCACGCCGTCAGCCGTGTAGCGGTAGACCTCCGTGACCCAGTATTCGTAGAACCCCGTGGCCGCCTGAGAGAACACTCCGGCCGCCGTCACGACCGTTGGCGCCGAAATCACGGGCAACATTCCGTGCTGGCGAACGGTGGGAGCCAGGCCGACAGACGTAGCCGTTAGGTAAACCACTTTGTTCGTCCCGATCGACGAGGAGTCTGCCGTCGCCCCGTTCATCAGGAAGAAGCGGTTGCGGTAGTGGACGACCTCCAGGCTCGTTCCGGCCGTGATGTTCGCAAGGTCGGTGAACGTGCCCGTATCGCCCATCGGGGCGTAGCGGTACTTCGTGCCCGCCATCGCGATCAGGTAGTGGTCGCCGTTGTCGAAGTGGGCATCCCGCAGCCCGACGACACCCGTGGCCGTCGCCGAGACCACCCCGAACACCGCTCGTCCCGCCGCACGCTCCAGCCCGACGGCGCCGTTGCGATAGACCATGTTGCGAATGTCGGAGAGTTGCCCCGGCTTCAAGAGCGCAGGGTCGCGGTCGGTGACGAGCCCACCAGTAAGGGGCTCAGTGCGGCGCGGCATCTTTACCCCTCCCTAATAATCGTAGTTCAGCCAGCGGGTCGTCGTGTCGCTCCAGTTGCCGAACGACGCATGGCCGGGGATGAACATGAGCCCCTCGTCGGGAATCCGGGTCTGGTCGCGGAGCATCGTCTTGAGCCCCTCCTGCGACATCACGAACCACGTTTTCATCTGCTCGCCCCGGCCTTCCCCCTTATCGAGCAGGAAGTGCCACTTCGCCCACGCGATCAGGTACGGCTCGTAGTCCTGCACGATGTCCACGACATCCGCCGTAGCCGTCGCCGTCGGGATCGTCATGCGCCGGTAGTAGCGCAGTTGCAGGATGTCGGCCGCCGTCGGGGGAGTCAGCAGCCGGATCTTCCCGCGCGAGCCCACGAGGAACAGGTCGTACCAGTAGGGGGTCGACACCGTCTGCTCGTTGGCCCCCTGGCGGTCGTACAGGCGGCGCCCGACGTAGCGCAGGTCCACCTGAGAAATCAGCAGCCGGGCCGTGTACGGGGCCTTCCAGTCGGAGGGCAGGTCGTACATGTCGCGTGAGGCCGTGGCCGAGAGGACGTTCACGCCCGCGGCAAGCCCGGTGACGGTGCCGTAGATGCCGAATCCGGAGGCGGCCGTGGCCGAGATGCGCGTGCCCGCGGCGAAGCCCGAGCCGGAGATGAAGTCGTCGGGCTTGAGCCCGTGTCCGGCCGGGGCCGCGGCCGACGCCTGTCCCGCAGACGCCGAGACTCCCGTGACGCCGAAGGGAGCGAAGATGGTGATGGGCGCTGCCTCGGTGCGGAGGAAGTCCCAGTTGGCGGTGTTGTTGAAGTGCTGCAGGCCGGCGAAAAGCGAGCGCCCGGCACGAGTGGTCATCTCCCCGTCGCCGGACGCCCCGACCGTGTCAGCGATTTCCTGGCAGGCGGCGCTAACCGCTTTCGTTGAGGGCTGGAACAGGCTCATTGGCGATCACCCCTTGCGCTTCGGCTTCGCGGCGCTGCTCCGCCTCGTCCTCGGCGACGATCTGCTCCCACTGGGCATCCGTCGGGCGGGGCTGTTCGCGCCTGCGCTCCTCGCGAATCTCCTCCCACGACTGGATGATCTTCGGCACTTCCTTCATCGCGTCACGGTTCTGCGAGACCCAGTCCTTCGCGTTCGCCGCCACCTCGCGCCGGAACTTCACGTCCTCGATCAGCAGCGAGAGCTTGTCCTCGAACTCCTTCGGGTCGTTGAACAGCAGCCCCGTGCGGTTGTCCTCGATCTCGTCCCGGTACGGGCCCGTGTTCTGCGCCAGCGTGGCCGCGGGCTTGCGGAGCACCGAAGCCTCGTACCACTTGATCGCCGAGCGGCACTTGTTGAACACGTTGTCCGACAGCGGGGCGAGCGAGATGTCGTGGTCCATCATCACCAGCCGCAGCTTGTACTCCTGGTAGGGGCACCAGTCATGGAACGTGTAGCGGTGCGGCGGGATGAGTTCGTTGACCCACGGGTACTGGGCGCCCCAGATGATCCAGTGAACTTCCGGGTAGCGCTTCGTGATGTTCCCGAGCGCCTCGCGCAGGGGATACCAGTCCTCGTAGTGGGCGATGCCGCCCTGCCAGAGGATCTTGATTTTGTCCGGCTCCTGCTGGATCGCCACCTGCGGGTAGTGGTCGAGCCGCATCAGGTTGGGGAACACGCGCAGGCGCCGCGGCGTCACTTCGCGCTGGATCGCCTCGGCGACGTGCGGGGTCGAGCACTGAACCTGGTCAGCCATCTCGAGGATCTTGCGCCAGCTCGCGATCGTCTGGCGGTTCTTCGCCAGCGAGAAGCCGTTCTCCCCGTCCTTCCAGAGCACCTTCTTCTCCCCGTCCTGCACGACGCCGATGTGGTGTCCGAGCGGGATCAGGTTGCCGTCCATGTCGCGGATGCCGAGGCTCTTGAACGCCTGGTTCAGTGGGCTGACGTTCATGATGTTGTCGTCCGACTCGACGATGATCGACGGCGGGTACTTCCACTCGCCATCCCGCTTTGAGGGCAGGAACGAGTTCAACCCGCGGAAGTTGTTGACCGGCTGCTCGCCGACGGGCTGGTAGAGGTAGACGATGTCCGCCTCGCAGAACTGCGCGATGCGCTCCTGCGCCGAGACGCCGGCATCGTTCACGTCGATGATCGACTTGACCGGAAGTCCGAGCACGGCCGCGGTGTCGAGCGGCACGCGCAGGCGGTATTCGAACGAGGCGCTGTGTCGGTGCGGGATCAGGGTGTAGACCGTCATCGGCTTGCTCATGCGATAGGCTCCGTATCGGTGGCTGGCCCCATCGAGTTTTCGCCCACGGGTTCGGCAGGGATTTCGACAACTTCAAAATCCTCGACGGTCTTGGGCGCGCCCGGATAATCGAGCCCTAGAGCCGAGAGGGGAAGTTTCAGGTCGTCCCGCGCTGTGCCCCTGCCGCCGTTCCTGCGCTGGTAGGCCACGTACTGCGGGTGCTTGTCGATGAAGGCGTAGAATCGCTTCTTGTCCTTGAGGAAGGCCGGATCTTCCAGCTTCGCGGCGAGGAACATGGGCACGTTGACGAACGAAGCCACGCGGCGGAACTCCTGCCCCGCGTAGCCCGTTCCGTCATCCTTCTCCCGCATTTCCTTGATCGCTTCGAACCGCGGGGCGTAGTAGTCCGCGTTCGACTTGAGCATCGTCTCGGGGGAGAGAATGAAGTCGAGTGGATCCTCGTTCTTCGCCACGTAGAACGCCATGTCAGTGCCCTGCCGTCGCCGGACCACCAGAGGTGCCCGAGCTAGGAGCGCCCTTGAACACGGACTCATCGCCCGAGTTCGGACCCAGGCCGACCACGTCCTGCTGCTGGATGTCGCTCGAGCCCTTGGGAATCGTTCCGCCCGTGGGCATGAAGTCCGGCGTCCGGGTCTGCGCGTGCGGCCGGAAGTTGCCAGCAAAGAGGTTGACCGTCGAAGCGATCGGACCGCTGGTTTCCGTGTTGAGCACGGGCTGGGCGCTGCCGCTGCTGGGCACCGGGGGAAGCGCATCCTCGCGGTTGCCGCTGGTACCGCCCTTGAACACGACGGGCATGGTCTCTCCTACTGGTTGAGCGCGGAGCCAAGCTCCGGCGAGGTGACGGGCCCCGTGTTGGCGCCGAGGTTCGGCGCGCCCTTGAACACGGTTCCCTCTCCCTTGGCGAGCACCTGCTCCGGAGAATAGGTGGTCGTCTGCTCCTGCGTGACTTCCACTCGGATCATCGTACCCTCCTTACGCGCCCGGCATGTTGGGCGTCGGATCGGCGTTGCGCGTGCGGCGGTTCACGTTCTCCTTGAGCGACGGAGAGCTGAACGTCGGGTTCGCGCCGGAGTCGAGCTTGAGTCCGCCCATCTCGAGCCCGTCCTGCCATGCATCGACGGGGCCGCCCGGGAGTTCGCCCACAGGCTTGCCTGCGAGGTTGCCCTGGTCCTTGTCGAAGTTCGGCAGGATGCTGCCCTCACCCGGGATCTGCGTCGGATCCCAGCCGCGCGTCTTGCTCGCCTGAATCAAGCCACGGCTCTGATTGCCCGCCATGTGTCCTCCGTGGGTTAGCGGGGGCCGAAGCCCCCGCCGTCCCGGTTGAACTACGCGTTCGTCACGCCCGTCATCGCCGCCCAGCTCGACGGATGATCGAGCTGCAGCGTGCATTCCATGAGCACGATGCCGCGCGTGTGATCGCCCGACTTGCCCATCGGCTTGTGCTGCGGAGGCCGGTAGAAGGCGATCTTCGCCATCGAACGGTCGCCGATGTAGTACGCGCCGATAGCGCTCGACGTGCTGATCGGGATGAAGCGATCCACGA